GGGTCTTTAGTTTTATGATATTTTGCTAATAATTCTTTTCTTGTTCCACCTTGACTTTTAGGGTTGAAGTCAGTTACACCAGTACTTTCATTTAATTGTTTAGGTGCTTGGTCTTCACTTTTTTCTTCAACAAGATTTATTAGTCTGCGTATGTCTTTTTCAATCATGGCTGTGTTCCATAGGTATTTTATATTTATCATTGTTGTAAAGTATTTTGAGCAATAAAAAAGCACTCATAAGAGTGCTTGATTGTACATCGTTAATTCTATTTAAACTATTAAGCGCCTACATTAGTTGATGGAAACTGACGGGTAGTTCCTGGCCAAACTATGCGTACTGCTCCTCCTGACGAATTTGGAGTTCCTGAACCTACTATAACCTGAATTGTTTGACCCGGTGTAACAGTTCTATTGTTAGCCCAAGCCATAGCTCCGCCGCCAGCGCCGGAGAGGCCGCTGTCGATGGCCCCGTTGTAGCCACCGCTGCCGCCACCATATCCTCCTCCGTCAAATCCACCAATTCCCCCACCATCAGTGCCACCTGATCCACCCTTACCAGAAGATGGGCTGCCAGCACCAGCACCCCCACCGCCCCCACCACCACCATTTGTACCTGCTGCGCCGGGAGATGTACCTGATCCCCCAGCACCATTTGTACTAGATCCAAATATTCCTACGCCACCTCCACCAAATCCAAGACTTGTCAAATTGCCGCCTCCACCACCACCAGCACCATAATTACCACCTCCACCGCCTAAACCCTGTGATGCTGACACACCTGAGGTGACACCGCCTGAACCGCCTGAACCGCCACCATCACCATATATCACAGTACCGCCGGCGCCACGATTGTCTTGCCCGCCTTGTCCACCGCCTGCTTTACAGATAGTTGCACCAAAAGACGAGTCTCCGCCTGAAGTGCCAGATCCACTACCACCACCACCAATACAAACAATACTTACGCTTGTTACACCAGCCGGAACTGTAAAAGTATATGTTCCTGGAGTAGTGTAAGCTTGAGCACCGGTTGGTATAGGAAAACCGGCAATTGTAACACCTGAAAGAGTGATATTATCGAATATCATTGGCATTTTAAAAATCCTTTATCTGTGTTTATTTATCTTATTTTGAGTTGTAACTTTAACTCAACGCTTTTTACAGTTGTCTCCGTGCCACCTTGAATAGTTAGAAGGCCAAATGATTTACCACAATATTCACAAATTTTTTGTAATTCAGGTCTACGGTTTGGGTTATTTTCAGAAAATTCTTTTTTCATTCTTTCAGTGATTTTAGATACAAAAATGGGCACCAAAGTGCCCATTTCTGCTTATTTCAAAATTCAGTTTATCACTGAAAAGTGAAATTTTATTGGAATGTAAGGTTCTGGACCGCAATTTCTCCAACGTAATCGGCTGCGTTACCAAAACTTGATGCAGTGTTAGTAAGCTCTATATATCCGTAACGGGTCATAAAGCTAACTACTGGTTCGAATGTTGATGGATCTAGAACAACACCACTGCTCATTAGAGGAATGTATGGGCAGTAGAAAGCTGCCGCATCTGTCTCTGATGAACCTTTGTAACCTACTAGTACTGGAGTTGTGTCAGGTGCGTATGAGTCAACGAAAACACGCATTGCGCCGTTTAGTGTACCGACGAATTTTGTGTTTGTTGGTGCTTCAAATGTACCTTCAGTTGTACGAGCAAATGCTGAAGTTGTTGCTGACTGTAGAACAGTTAGCGCAGCACTTGATACAACTGCCCAGTTACCTGCGCCACGGCGTGTACGCTGTGCGATCAAGTTTGCAACACGGTTGATTAGAACTGCTAGAGCAGCGTGTTCGTCACCAACATATGTAGCTGTACCTGAAACGGTAGCTTGGTTGTATGTAAACTCTGTTGTTGCTAGAGTGCGTAGTGATAGTAGAATCTCTTGGTCGATCTCAGCAGTAATTTCTTGTGCTAGAGCGGCCATGATTTCTGCTTCAACGTCGATGCCATGTTGTGACTGAGCATCTTGTGCAGCTTCGAATGTCCAACGAGCTTGTAGCTTGCGTGACTTAGCTTCGACAGCTTGGCGTAGAATCTGAACGCTGATCTGCTTACCGCCGTTACCTTCTAAGCTAGCTGTTGGTGCAGCAGTGTAGCTGTTAGAAGTACTATCAGCTTGAGGTGTACGAGAGTACGCCTGAGCAATTTTGAATGGGCTTAGAGCTTCTTCACCTGCTACTACTGAAGTTTGTGCTGCTGAGTTATCAGTTAATGACTGAGCATAACGAACACGCAGAGTGTGAATCTGACCAACTGGTCCTGTCATTGGCTGAACGCCTACCAATTCGTTAGCGATAACGGTTGGCATGACACGACGGATAACTGGAAGAATAACGCGATTTAGAGTTGCGATATTACCAGCTGTGGTTGTACCAGCTGTACTTTCAGCTAGTAACTGTTTTTTGGTGTTTTCAAGAATAACACCCATTGTTGAGCGGCGTGTGCCTTTTAAGCCTTCAAGCAGAGCTTCTTTGGTCTCGCCCCAACGGCTTTCTAATAAAACTTTAGACATTATAATTATCTCCTTTTTCTGTCTTTAAATCAAAGCCCTGCCAGACGCTTGATGTCGATAACATTATCTCGTTCTTCGACTTCAACTTCGACTTTCTTGGCAGATTTATTACCAGTAAATTCACTAACACTTTCAGAGACAATAGCCTTTTGAGCTTTCTTTTCGCTGCCTGTGTTTAGAACTGCTGGCAAATACTTATCGAAAGCGGCTTGCAATTTTGGTGTTTGCACGCTTTCTAGTAGGTTCTGCATTACACTAGCCTTTTCAACATTTAGAGTGGATAATAAATCACCCATTACTCTTTCGCGTTGTGTTGACTCTTTAATAATGCGAACTTCCCGTTCTTTTGTTTCGACCAATTTTTGTGTTTGATCGATAACTTGTTTAGCTTCCGCTAATTTTTGATCCTTGTACACTAATGCTTGCATTAGTTTACGAGTTTCAGCTTTTTCATTCAAATGCGTGCTTGAGAACTCGCCCGCAAATGCTTCGAATAGACGACGACCAAAGCTGTTCTCACGAGCAACTTTAATATCTTCTTTCAGTTGGTTTAACTCGCCTTTTAGATGAGTAGTAACGATAGCATTCATTCTCTTAGCACTTTCAGCAACGAATCTTGCTTTTAGTGCTTCAAGTTGTTTGCGACCTTCAGCAACCAATTTAACCTTAGCTTCAACTACGGCTTGCTTGTCTTGTGCGAATTCTTTAATTTCGCGTGCAAGAGCGTGAACAATAAATTGTTCTAGTTTTTGCTGAGATTCTTTTTGAATTTTACGATCAGAGCGTAATTCTTTGATTTCTTCGGCTAGTTTTGTAACCATGAATTCATTGAACTTAGCTGCGCTTTCGCGTAGCTTTACTTGAGCCTGAACGCGCTCTTCATTAATTGCTTGCTTTTCAGCTTGAAATTCTTCAATTTCAGTCTGTAGGCTTTCTGTTACCATTCTATCTAGAGCTTCAACCATTACTGTACGATCATGTTCATACTTTTGCGCGAACTCTTCACGAAGTTCCGCGCGTACTTGTTCACGAGCTTCAGTCAACTTTTGTTCCCAAGCTTCATTTAAAGCTTGACCAACATCTTCGTTGATTAACCCACTATCAAGTAACGGTTTGATTGCGTCTAGCATATCACTTTCCCCTTATTTTATTTTAAGGTCCTTAATGAGGCGAATTACTTCCTCACGAAGGAACTTTTCTACTTTTTTGTTGCCTTGAGCTTCTTTTGCTACCTGTAGCGTTTTATGTCCGTATTTCATGTTTAACATACCTTCATAAATTGCTTTAGGATATGCATTAGGGGCACTAGGTTGAGCAACAATATCCACAGTGACTATTTCAAATTCACTGACGCGGCCATCTAGATCGTTAACATTACCGCTGCCTCGACTAGATACGCCTAGTTTGACACCACTCTCCAACATAGTCTTAACTAACTGACCCATTGGAGTTGGCAGAATTTTTAGTTTTCCAAAACCATTTGGACCGTCCATCCACATACTTTGAATCATATGTGATACACGGTCCAAATTAATTTTGAGATCGTCTGGATGATCTACTTCACCCAAAACTGAATAACCTTCTGAAATCTGTTTATTTAGAGATTCTACAGCAGTGTTTATTTCAGTGACGGGGTAAACACGCTCATTTGCATTTTTAACCCCTCCCTGAATGAAAATCCCTTTCATATAAAGAGACTTTCCATTACCGTCATCCATGCTTTCAACCACCATTTCTGCGCGGTCAAAAGTTAGATGTTCTCTTAGATACAAAGCCATTGCTCCAGATTTCCTTACTTAACTATCTTCTTTGTTACTCTGCGTGACTCAGCAACTGGACTCTTAGTATTTTCGCCATCATCACCATGCTTTGGCTTTGGTGCTGATGCTAAGTCTTGTGACTTCATACCAGGTGCATTCTTGAATTGGCCAGCACCTTTAACTTGTGTCTCGCCTTTAGCATATGCATTTGTTGGTCCTTTTGGTCCTTTAGGATCAGCTTCAGCAGCACCTGAGAATTTTACAGGCTTGCTATCCATTCCAGCTTGACCACTGTTCTGTAAGCTAGGGCTCTTTGTTTGAACACCATTGTCGCCATGTGTTACAGAAACTTTTTGTAATTGCACAGCTTCCATAACTTCTTCTTCGTCGCCAAATTCCATGTCCATTTCGCCGTCTTCGTCGCCGACTTCCATGTCCATTTCTTCGCCTTCGCCATCGCCACCCATGATAGATTCAAATTCTGCCATCAACTGGTCTAATTTATCTTCTAGGTCTACTACGCGATCTTCTAGCTCTTCGCCGCCCATTTCGTCGTCGCCTTCTTCGTCGGATGACATTTCGACTTCATCATCCATCTCGATGTCCATTTCGTCTTCATCTTCGGCTTCTTCAGTCATACCACCTGCTTCTTCAGCATTGATTTCATCCATAAGATCGCCTACTTGACCGCCCATGCCTTCGTCCATTTCTTCTTCCATCATTGACTCGTAAATCTCACGAGATTTTTCTACAACGATGTCATGAAATAACTCACGCGCTTGTGTTTCATCCTCATTGATAATCAATTCAATAAGTTGTTCAAATTTTTTGTTGTCCATATATAATTCTCCTGAATAGATGGCTTTGTAATAACTATTTAGACTATAGTATTAAAAACCACGCATTAAGTATAGTTTTTTTGCGTTTTTAGGCAAAAACTATAATTTTATCTTCATTGCGAAGATTATAGAGAAGGAGCAGCGCCTTCGGCAGCAGCTTGAGCGCCGTATTGATCGTGAACTTTTTTGATGTAATTTTGTTTTTCGTAATTTCTAACATCTAACATTTTTCTTAATTTACGAATTTGTTTTAATGTTAGTTTAGTTTTGCGGGATTCGCGCCAGCGTGGCTTACTATTGTCTGATTCGACATCTTGGTAGCCATTAATTGGCGCATCAAACATTTCTAGTAATCGCATCTTTTATTTATCTTATATTTGTCCAGGTGCTGCTTGAGGTCCAGGTCCTTCTCCTGGAGTTCCACCTGCTACAGGTGCAGTTACTTCCATACCAGGAACTTGTTCGTCTGTGCCGGCTGCTTCTAAATCACTTGCGGCATCTTGGTCTGCTTCAATATCACCCACACTAACACCAATATTTCTAAGATCACTGCCTTTAGGTTCTTCAGTTTTATCTTTGTTTTGTTCTTCACGCCAAAGTTTTTCGTTTTCTTTTATTTCTTCTTCAGTCAATCCCAAGAATCTTTGTAGTGCAAATCGCTTTGCAATATAAGGATACTGTTCCATAGTAGAAAAAGTAGATACCCTAGCATTGTCCAATTCACTTTGACGATATGCTGCGAAATTTTGAGGGGGATTGAATTCTAAAGTAAACAAACCACTATCAATATTAAACCCTCTCCAGCGCATGAATAACTTAAATTCTTCGTCCAATTTGTGAGACATATATGCTTGTAGTCTTTCACAATATTGATTGAATCTAAATTCCTGAATCATTGCTGTACCTACACGACCATCACTTAACGGTGTTGTATTATCATCTGGTCCTGTAGGTAAGTAACTACTGGGTACACGAAGACCACGCGCCAATCTGTTATTAAAATAACGCAAGTCATCAATT